GAAGAATTGGCAGAGGATATTATGAAAATTTTAACTTGTTATTCTGCCAGATATTACGGAAGAAGAGGCGGGAGAAAAAAGAAAAATATAGAGAAAAATCAAACCATTGAATCTAATGGAATTTAATAAGGGGGTTCAAATGAAAACGACATTGCGTGAACAGGCGGATGATTATCTACAAAGCATAGCTATTTGTAAAAAGAGGGTCGCAGACGCGGAAAGCGCGTTCGAGCGTGAGGTGGCAGCCATCCGGGAGAAATATCAGGAGGAGATAGATGTCTATGCGATGGACCTCGGCCGGCAAGCGATCAACCTGGTTGCCCTGATGAAAGAGAATACCGTCGAACTTTTCGACGGCCGGGAGAAAGTGAAACTAATACACGGCATCCTGCTCCACACGAAAGAGCCGAAATTCTCTCTCCCCCGCAACGTGTTAGAACGCATCGAAGAACAGGGCTGGGATGAAGCGATCAAGATCGCCAAAAGCGTTGACCGGGCGGTGGTGGAGAAATGGCCGGAAGAACGGCTGTTCCTGATCGGCGGCAAAAGAAAGACCAAAGAAAAATTCGAGTATGAAGTGAAAGCGGAAACGCCATGAAAGCAGAGTGCCCTAATTGCGGCCACCAGATTGATTTTGCGGAACATTCCCGCAGTGAAGACCTGCGGTATCTCATCGAGATATTGCCGTTGTTCGGCCCGCACTCGCGCCTGGCGTTCGAGTATGCCCAGTTATTCGGCATAGCTCCTCTGAGCGTTAAAACCAAAAAGCTGGTGCGGCTCCTTCAGGAGGTGCTGACCATGTACGGCGGCGAGGAGTTCACGTTTTCCAAAAAGCGGTATCGGATCTCCCGGGTGGGGATCGCCGAGGCGCTTCGGGAAACCTGCAACCGAAAATTTACGACTGCGCTCACGAACCATAACTACCTGAAAAAAGTAATGCTTTCTATTGCCGAAAGAGAGCGTAAAGAAAAAGGCAAGTACGATGAGAAAAAGCTCCGGGAGCGGGAAGAAAAGCTCATGCAGGGAAAGCGGCCCGAGCAAGTAGAGGGCCAAGAAGCCAACGTCAAAGGGGTAAAATCCCTCTTGAATTCCCTGGATAGGGGATAAGATGCGGTCGAGAAAAAAAGCCGGAAATCAAAAATAATTTTTGGAAATTGAAAATGAAAAACTTCTTGACTTTTGAAAAAACAAGTGAAAACATGGGGGCGTCTATCAAACAACAGGCGGTGTTGCCCCCGTCAGTGGCATTTTTTATTGGGCAAAATATTTTTCCCGAGACTCCCCGTACCGCGAGGCGGGGGACACCTCCTGTTGGGTGTAGACAAGTCTCGGGATTATTGTTTTTGGGGGAGTCTGGGAAATAACCGTCTAATTACAACAGGAGGTCCAGTATGGAAAAAAGACAAGCACAGGCGTTAACAAATTTTGGAATCAACCCAGATCAGCTCGTCCATAAAGACGGACGCTACTGGATGACTGCCGAACAACTTGGCATGGCTCTCGGCTATCGGGAACCGAGAAAAGGAGTTATGAAAGTTTTTGGACGTCACCGCAAGGACATTGAGCCATTTATAGGTGTCGTCAAATTGACGACACCTTCTTCTCCCGATGGAAGAGGTGGTGGTGTACAGGAGGTAACGGTTTTCGACACCGATGCTCAATACCGTATCGCCATGCTGGCGAACACACCGAAATCAGAGAAATTTCGCACGTTTATCGTAAACATGCTCAAAGCATTGGAACGTCAGGAGTTTATCCACATCAGTCAGGTGATGCAGTGGAAAAAAGAGCTTATCGAGCTGCAAATCATGCGGCATCTCGAAAAAAGCCGGATCATGGATATGAAGAAATATAAACGCCTTTTACATTATCGAAAACTCGGGTTGAGCCAGAGAGAGACTGCGAAGCTGCTTGATATCAGCAGGCGAACGGTACAGGATTACGAAACCATTCCCCGCCGGTATGAACTGACGGCGCTGAAAGGGGGTGCCGCTTGATGACTAAAAAAATTACAAAACTTGAAACCGGCTACCGCCCCCCGGCGGACAAACGGCATGACGATCTCAAAAAGGCGAAAACGGCGGTTGACACGGCGCTTCCTCTTATCGATCCGTGTCTCCGGCATATAGTCGACATCTACAAGTCGCTGAAAGAGCTTGACAATATCATCCATAAACTGAGAAATTTTCAAAATGACATAGAATCAACAGCAAAGGAGAAAACAAAATGCAGCGTGACTGGGGTTTGATCCGGCTGATTTTGCGAATGATTGAAGAAAAGCCATCCTATGGAGATGTTGTTCGCCCGGATGCAATCACCGGCTATGATGATGAGCTGGTTTCGTATCACCTGCATATTCTCGATCAGGCCGGTCTTATCACTGCAAAATGTAAAGACACCCGTTCCGGGATCTTCTGCGTGGCGATGAATCTAACCTGGGACGGCCATGAGCTTCTGGACAGCATAAAGAGCGAAACCGTCTGGAATCAATTGCGAAATGTATTCCGGGAAAAATCAATCGATTTATCCTATGCAGCCGTAAAGACAGCGGCATTATCCATTATCAAGCAGAATTTTTTACTGGAATGAAACAGAATCGACGACAAAATACGGGGGACAGTCCCTTCACAGGGGCCGTTCCCCATCGAAAAGTAATCGTTCGGGCATTGATTGATGAGATTATTGAAAAGCATGACCTGCGTTATACGAACGTGTTAGAAGAACGGAAGGATGGGAAGGTGGCTTTTATCACCCTGACGGTGCGATTTAAGGTAGAATAATCGCGAAAAAGACGGGAAGTTTTTTGTTTGACATCGGGAAAACAACCCGTTAATATTATAAAAAAGTATAAAAACAAGGACGAGGACCAGCCCGACTTGTTGTCTGAAAAGACAATGAGCCGGGCTTTTTTATTTTTGGATCCAGAATGAAAATACTTTTTGCGTTGACGGTGATCTTGTTTCTCGTGCCGGGCTCGTTTGTTTCGGATGCATCGTTACCCCCGCAGTTAGCGAGATTATGGAGGCATGTCATGACCAAAGAATTTGATAATTATTTCCAGGTTGCCGGCCGACAGACCGGCCGGGACTGGCGTCTCTTCAAAGCCGTGGCGAAAAACGAATCCAGCTTCAATCCGGAGGCGGTGAGCCATTGCGGGGCGGTGGGCCTGATGCAGCTTATGCCGGCCACCGCGAAAGATCTCGGTCTCTGCCGCACTGACCTGCTGAAAAATCCCGTGGTAAACATCACTCTCGGCTCAGAGTATTTAACCGAACAGATCGAACACCTCCCGGAAATTCCCGATCAAAATGAACGCCTGAAATGCGCCCTGGCGGCCTACAACGGCGGCCGCGGCTACATCAACAAAGCAATTCGCATTCATCGGTCCCAAGCAAAACAACCGCCCACCTGGGACGACATTTCTAAAATATTGGGTGATGTGACCTGTCAGGTCCGGGGCAAACGCCCGGATCATCGGCAGATAATTACCTATGTGGACAAAGTCTGGAAGTCATATCAGGCATATAAGAAAGAGGAGACAGCAGCATGAAGACCAAAATGATTATTCTTTTTCTTTTGGCGCTTTTAAACAGTGGGTGTTTCATGGTTTTCGCGGTTGGGAATAACGATTTCGAGATCAACGACTCGGACACGGCGAAGACCCGGGACATCAACGCTCAGGCGGACACTAAAGTTACGCCAATACCATAAGCCGATGTCAAAATTTTTAATGTCGCTGATTACTGAAGAGATTGACAGCACCTATGCCCGGATCCGGCAGCCGTTTCGGTATGCGAGTGATCTTCTGGGTTGCATCATCGAGGTACCGGTTGGATTCGTGTTCGATTACGAATCAGTGCGTGTTGTCAAGGCGACCTCGAAACGCGGCGGGGCGATCCACGATTATCTGTGCCGCAGCAATTCCGTACCCGTGGTGACCAAAAAAATGGCCGCGGATGTTTATTTCGAAGCGATGGAACTGCGGGACCGGGCATTAAAAAAAACCCTGTTTTCCCGAATCGACGGATGGATCCGCAGGTGGATCAAGTATTGGATCGTACGGGTTGCCTGGGGATATTTCCATAGATACCGGGTGGAAGCCACCTACGAAAAACTAACCGGAAAAAAGGAGAGCGGCAGATGACCGAAATATTAACCTGGCAGATTATTGTGTTTTTAGCCGGCATGATCGCGGCATGGAGTCTGGTGGTAATAGCGACACTTCGATGGATGCTGGGCCGATATTTTTCGCAGTATGATGAGCAATTTCTGAGGCAGCGCGAGAATAACCAGATACTGAGGGAAAATTTTCTCGAATTGAAGGCGGATTTGCCGCTGAATTACGTGAGGAAAGAAGATTTTATCCGGCACGAGGTGGTCATAAATACCAAACTGGATCGTCTCCGTGACTTAATCGAAAGCACAAAGGAGAAGAAAAATGATTGATTTCGAAAAAGCCCGGAGGGAGGAATTGAGATGGTCGTTGCTGCAGGCCTTGAATGCCGCTCAGCCAATGGGCACATCGGAAACCGTTGTTATGCGCGCCATCCAGCCCATCGTGCCGGATATTACCCTGATGGAGATTCGCCGGGAACTGGACTATTTAGCGGAGCGCAAACTCGTAACCATAACAGGAGAGGATATGCCGGTATGGTTCGCGAAAATTAACCGCCACGGCATCGATATTGTGGAATATACGGTGGATTGCAACCCGGGAATCGCCCGGCCGAGAAAGTGGTGACGGCATGCCGCAGAGATCAGCAATATCGCAACTGCCGGAAGAGATCCAGCTCGAGCTGAACCGCCGCCTCGTGGCGAACAGTTTTTCCGATTACCAGGGCCTCTCCGAATGGCTGGAGGAATTGGGTTTTGAAATATCCCGGTCCTCCGTTCACCGGCACGGACATCTGTTCGAGGAGAAACTGATAGCAATCAAGATCGCTACCGAACAGGCCAAGGCGATTGCCACCGCCGCCGGTGATGAAGAGGGGGCCATGAATGATGCTTTGATTCGGCTCATCCAGCAAAAAGCATTCGATGTTCTGGTAAACCTTCAGGAAGGCAACGATAAAATTATCCCCAAAATGGGGAGCATGATAGCACGTCTCAGTCGTGCCTCGGTAACTCAGAAAAAATGGCAGATAGAGGCAAGGGACAAAGCGCAGGACGCGGCGCAAAAGATATCGAAAGAATTAACAAAACGGGGGCTTTCGGACCCCGCCGTCGAGACAATTAAAAAGAAAATTCTGGGGATCGCGGGATGATAAAGCAGGAAACAACCTGGAACCAGGAAAACAGATCAAACCGTACACCGGCGATATTGCTGCCCTATCAACAGAGATGGATGGCGGATGAATCGCAGGTGAAGGTAGTCGAAAAATCCCGGCGGGTCGGGCTTTCCTGGGGTGAGGCGGCGGATGATACCCTCCTCGCGGCGAAGGCCTCCGGGATGGACGTCTGGTATATCGGCTACAACAAAGAGATGGCCCAGGAGTTCATCGAGGATTGTGCAGATTGGTCGCGTTTCTATCAGCTGGCCGCGGAAGAGATAGAGGAAGTCGTCATCGAAGATGAGGGCCGGGACATCAAATCTTTCCGGATCCGCTTCGCTTCGGGCTGGAAGATTACCGCGTTATCATCTCGACCGGCAAATCTCCGTGGTAAACAGGGGAAAATCGTCATCGACGAAGCGGCATTCCACGATGATCTCCCGGGGCTTCTGAAAGCGGCTATAGCCATGCTCATGTGGGGAGGCCGTGTCGTAGTCATATCCACACACAACGGAGATACCAACCCATTTAATAACCTGGTCAACGATATTCTATCGGGACGAAAACCCTACTCATTACATAGAATTACGCTGGATGACGCGCTGGACGGAGGTCTCTATGAAAGGATCTGCCTCCGGACGGGCGAGGAGTGGTCGAAAGAAAAGGAAATGCAGTGGCGGCAGGAACTGATCGACTTTTACGGTGATGATGCCGACGAAGAGCTTTTCTGCATCCCCTCCCAGGGAAGCGGTACTTATCTCACCCGGGCGCTAATCGAGGCATGTATGTCGCCCGATATCCCGGTGATTCGGTATGAACAGTCTCGGGCATTTGCCGAGATCGCCGATCACCTGAGATATGCGGAAGTCGGAGACTGGTGTGAGGAGACACTGAAATCACACCTGGTAAATCTGGATCCGAAACAATGTCATTATTTCGGCGAGGATTTCGGACGAACCGGAGACCTCACGGTAATTATACCGCTGGCCGAGCAACAGAATGCGACCTTCCGGGCGCCGTTTGTCCTGGAACTGCGAAACATGCCGTTTCAGCAGCAGGAGCAGATTTTGTTTTATCTGGTAGACCGCCTGCCGCGCTTTTGCGGCGGCGCATTGGATGCCCGGGGAAACGGGCAATATCTGGCCGAGCGGGCGATGCAGCGATACGGCCCCCTGAGAATTGCCCAGATTATGCTGACGGAAAACTGGTATCGGGAAACCATGCCGAAATATAAAGCGGCGTTTGAGGACCGCACGATTTTGCTGCCGAAAGACGCCGATATCATCGAAGATCACCGGGCATTTAAGGTCATCAAAGGCGTGGCCAAGCTGCCGGAGGGAAAAACGAAAAGCAAAGACAAAAAACAGCGTCACGGCGATTCCGGTATTGCCGGGGCGATGGCGCTCTATGCGGCCTATGAAATGGCGGGATATACGGATGTTCCCATTATCCTGACCGCGGGGGCGAGAAATATGATGTCCGAATTAGGCGGATATCACGGATCCGTCCGATATGGAGCGTATTAGAAGTTAAAAGTTCAAAGTTAAAAGTTCAAAGTTGAAAGTTAAAAACCCGCAACCTGAAAAGGAGCGAAACGACTGATGAAACTCTGGTTGAATGAAACGAAATTCCTTGAGTTGAATAATGAGCGCAAATCCCTGAGCGCGGAGATAGCCGCCCGGTCACGTTCTTTGGACTGGATGGGGATATGGGCGCTGCTGCCTGATCCGGACCCGGTACTCTCGAAAACCGGACAGGGGATTGCCGTCTATCGCCAGCTCCTCTCCGACGCCCACGTCTGGAGTTGCTGTCAGAGCCGGAAATCGGGGACGCTCTCCTGCGAATGGAAGATCAATGAAGCGAAGACCGGTTCGATTCGGCAGAACAAAAACGCGTACACAATTATTGAAAATCTCATGAGCTCGCTCGATGTGTATCAGATCATCACCGATATGTTAGAGGCCCCGTTTTTCGGGATGTCTCCCCTGGAAGTGATCTGGAAAAGCTCTGAAAGCTCGTGGCTGCCGGAACGAGTTGAGGGAAAACCACCGGAATGGTTCGCGTTCGACCCGAAAAACAAACTCCGATTTATGTCAATGGACAACATGACGGAGGGCGAGGAGATCCCGGATTATAAATTTCTCCTGCCCCGGCATCACGCGAGTTATCAGAATCCCTATGGCGAGCGGGTTCTGTCGAGATGCTTCTGGCCGGTAATTTTTAAAAAAGGCGGGTTTAAATTCTGGGCGATCTTCACGGAAAAATACGGGATGCCCTGGCTGGTGGGCCGGGTGCCGAGAGCGACCAATGAAACCGAGCGGTCCGCGCTTCTGTCGAGATTGACTTCGATGGTGCAGGACGCGGTGGCCGTAATCAATGACGATGAGAGTATAAAATTAGAAGAAAGCGGCTCCAAATCCGCCTCCGCAGACATCTATGAAAAGCTGATCAGCGTATCCAACCGGGAGATATCTAAGGCAATTCTCGGCCAGACCCTGACCACGGAGCTGGACAAGGGTGGTTCTTTCGCTGCTACCAAGGAACACATGGAAGTCCGGGCCGACCTGGTGGACCAGGACAAAAGAATGATTTCCCAGGCATTTAACGTTTTGTTCTCGTGGGTCATTGAATTCAATGCGCCGGGAGCGACCGCGCCGGTATTCGCCTTCTTTGAAGAGGAGAAAATTCAGAAAGAGCTGGCCGAAAGAGACGAAACCCTGACCAATCAGGGAGTCAAATTTACGAAAAATTATTATCAGCGCGCCTATAATCTGCAGGAAAAAGATTTTGAAGTCGGCCCGGCGCCCCAGCCGCAGGGAAAATCACCATCCGCTCAGCCGGAATTCGCCGAGGGCGACGATACTATCCATGCCGACGCTGATGCTGTCGCGGCGAAAGCGATTGCCGACGCCTCGATGGACGAGATGATCGATCCGGCGAAGCAATTGTTGGAACAGTCGAGTTCCCTGAAGGAATTCCGGGACGGCCTGGCGGCCCTCTACGAAAATCTGGATGAGACGCAAATGGGCAACCTCATCCAGAGAGCAATGGTGTTAGCTCATCTGTCAGGGAGGTTTGACGCGAATGAATGAAGTTCAGGCATTAAATCTGCCGTTTGATGAGGCGATCGCATTTTTCCGGCAAAAGATCAGCCTGCCTACGGCAACGTGGGAAGATCTCTGGAAGGATATGCATTCAAGGGCATTCGTGGTTGCCGGCGCCATGAAAGAGGATCTGATTTCAGATCTTCGAACGGCCGTGGAAAAAGGCATTGCGGATGGCACAACCATCGCCGAATTTAGAAAGGATTTCGATAACATAATCTCTCAGCACGGTTGGAAATACAAGGGGGGCAAGGGCTGGAGGACGGCTGTGATATTCAATACCAACGTCAGCGTCGCCTATCATGCGGGACACTGGAAGCAGATGACCGATCCCGAGGTGCTCCAGGTGCGGCCCTATCTCCGCTATATCGCGTCGAGCGCGGCTGATCCACGGCCGGAACATACGCAGTGGTACAATCTGGTGCTCCCCGCTGATGATCCGTTCTGGGATACCCATTATCCGCCGAACGGCTGGGGGTGCAAATGCGGGGTAGTCGGCGTATCGGAAAGAGATTTAGAGCGCCTGGTAAAAGAGGAGAAAGAGTTTCCGATAAAAACCGCGGCCCCCAAAATAGAACATTACGACTGGACCAGTCCGACCACGGGAGAAACGCATCGAATCCCGAAAGGAATCGACGCGGGCTGGGATTACAATCCCGGCAAAGCCGCCTGGGATGAACATCTGGAGGGATATTGATGGCCGGAGTATCACTCAATATTAAGATTAATGATCATGGAGTACAAAAACTTCTGAATGATATCCAGCGCCGCATGGGTAATCTGACGCCGGTGATGAAAATAATCGGCCAGATTGTCCGGACATCGATCGTCAGAAATTTCGAGAAGGGAGGCCGCCCGGCGAAATGGAAACCTCTCAGTACGGCAACCCAAGCGCGGAGAAAAGGCCGGGCAAAAATATTGATGGATCGGGGCATGGGCGGCGGCCTGGCGGGCAGCATCCATGATCGAGCGGAGAAAGACAAAGTGACGATCGGCACCAACAAAATCTATGCGGCCACTCATCAGTTCGGCGCGAAAAAAGGATCGTTCGGCACGATAGAGGCCAATATCAAAACACATCTGAAAAAAATGACTCAGGCCTTCGGACGGCCCGTAAAGCCCCGCAAGGTTACCGTGCGCGCGCATACCCGGAAGATGAAGCTACCCTGGGGCGATATCCCGGCGAGACCGTTCATGGCGGTGCAGCCGGAAGACTGGGACGAAATCAGGGAATCTTTGAATGATTTTATTTTGGCACGAGGAAGGAGGTAATGATGAGAAATTTCAAAGGGTTTGATGATTGGGTTGAGATATTCAGGGGCGGCAAACAGACCGATTCAAACGGCATCAGCCATGACGGGGATGCATTGATCGATAACGCGATCGCGAAATTCAATCCGGAACACCACGAGCCGCCGATTGTCGTCGGGCATCCGCAGGACAACTCCCCGGCATTCGGCTGGATAAGTGAGCTGAAAACAGATGTTATCGACGGCGCAAAATCGCTCCTTATCAAAGCAAAGGATATCGTGCCCGAATTCGGGCAGGCCGTCGAAAAAGGACTCTACAAAAAACGGTCGGCAAGTTTCTATCCGGACGGGGGCTTGCGGCATGTAGGGTTTTTAGGCGCCGCGCCGCCGGCGGTAAAAGGCCTGGCCGACCTGAAATTTGACGAAAACGATGAGGCCCTGACCTTCGATTTTGCCGATTCGTCACCCTGGATCTGGAATACAGTCGCCGATATATTCCGGGGCATCCGCGACTGGCTCATTGAAAAAGAAGGCAAAGAAACGGCCGATCAAATCATCCGGGACTGGAACATTGAGGACATCAGGGCGCAGGCTGCCACGTCGGAAGACAAAGAGCCCCTGATTTATAGAGAGATAACCAACAATAAGAAGGAGGTAACAGACATGGATTTTAAAGAGAAACTGAAGGGGGTCCTCGGAGCAATCGGTATCGATATTTCAAAGATACCCGACGATGCTCTGCCGGCAACACCCGCCGCCGGCGCACCGCTATTTTCCGAGGCGGATATTGCGACTGCCAAAACGGACGCAGCCGCCGCGGAGCGGAAAAAAGCAGACGCGGAGTTCGCCGAAAAAGAGCGTCAGGCCCGCGAGGATGCCCGTAAAAAGGAGATCACCGACTGGGTGGGGCAAAGAGTTAAGGATGGCAAGATACTGCCGTCCTGGGCCGATTCCGGGCTGACGGCGTTCATGCAGAATCTGGATGCGGAGACGGAAATCAAATTTGCGGAAGGGGCCGAAAAGAAAAGCCCGCTTGTATTTTTTCAGGGGCTTCTCGAGAGCCTCGAAAAATCGCCCATTTTTAAGGAGATTGCCGTGAAAGAAAAAGCCGGCGACAGCGGGGATTTCGCGGAGGCGAAAGAGGACCAGAAAGCGGGAGAGGCCATTGCGGCCAAAGTCAATCCGGCCGCGAACAAATAGGTGGAAGACGGAAGGTTTTCTTCAGTCGAAAGCCGAAGTAATCTAAACGAAGGAGATAAATCATGGCAGGAACATTAGGAGTGACGGAAACCACGGGATCCGAGCTTTCCCAGCTGATCGCATCCGAGGTGCATATCCAGAGAGAGATCACGCTGAAAGCATCGGCCGGGGATTTGAAGCGCGGCACGGTACTGGAAATGGTGAGTGTGGCCGGCGGAGAGTGGCAGCAGCTGGCTACGGTCGCCGATGCCCGCGCCATTCTGCTGGAAGATGTGGATGATTCGGCCGAAACGCAGCTGGTGCAGGCCTATTTCGTCGGCAAATATCATTATGAAGATCTGATCTGGCCGGCGGGAATAACAACGCTTGACAAGCGGACGGCAATCGTGGCGCTGCAGGACCGGGGCATCATCATGGATGAGGCTATTCTGGCGATACCGACGACTACGAC